ATCTTCGGCAAACACCAACGAGGTGCATCATGTCGAAGATTGCTGAAAAATCGGTTACAAAAAAGCGCGGCGGCCCACGGCCGAACAGCGGAGGTGCTCGGCCTGGGGCTGGCCGACCCGCTTTTGAGCCGACCGACCACGAGCGCAAGCAGGTCGAGGCCATGTCCGGCTACGGCCTGCCGATCGAGCAGATCGCTGTCCTGGTGCGCGACGGCATTGACACCGACACCCTGCGCAAGCACTTTGCCCAGGAACTGATCTCGGGCAAGGCCAAGGCCAATGCGCAGGTAGGGAAAACCCTATTCCAGAAGGTGATGGCAGGCGACACGACGGCGGCCATCTGGTGGTCCAAGACGCAGATGCGCTGGAAGGAAGTGCAGCAGCACGAACTGACTGGCGCGGACGGCGCGCCCTTGGAGTTTGCGAAGATCGAGCGAGTGGTCATCCGTGGCAAAGCCGACACTGAAAATTCAGACGCCTGAGTGGGCTGTCCCGCTGCTGCAGCCTGCGCGCTACAAGGGCGCACACGGCGGCCGTGGCTCGGGCAAGTCGCACACCTTTGCCGAGATGCTGATCGAGGCGCACATCATGGACCAGACCAGCCGCAGCGTCTGCGTGCGCGAGGTCCAGAAGTCGCTGGCGCAGTCGGTCAAGCGCCTGCTGGAGCTGAAGATCGAGCAGATGAACGCTGGCGCGTACTTCGAGGTGCAGGAGGCCGTCATCAAGTCCAAGAAGGGCGACGGCCTGATCATCTTCCAGGGCATGCAGAACCACACGGCCGACTCGATCAAGTCGCTCGAAGGCTACGACCGTGCCTGGGTGGAGGAAGCGCAGTCGCTGTCCCAGCGCAGCCTGGACCTGCTGCGGCCGACCATCCGCAAGCCCGGCTCGGAACTGTGGTTCACCTGGAACCCGGCGCTGGCGACCGACCCGGTTGACCACCTGCTGCGCGGCGAGAAGCCACCACCGGATGCCGTGGTCCTCGAGGTCAACTTCGACGACAACCCCTGGTTCCCGGACGTCCTGCGTGCCGAGATGGAGTACGACCGAGGGCGCGACCCGGACAAGTACGCGCACGTCTGGCGTGGCGGCTACCTGCAGAACAGCAGCAGCCGGGTCTTCCGCAACTGGCGCGTCGAGGAGTTCGAGGCACCCAAGGACGCCATCCACCGCCTGGGCGCAGACTGGGGCTTCGCGTCCGACCCGACCGTGCTGGTGCGCTGCCACATCATCGGCCGCACGCTCTACATCGACCACGAGGCCTACATGGTGGGCTGCGAGATCGTGAACACCCCGGACCTGTTCATGACCGTGCCGGAGGCCGAGAAGTGGCCCATCGTGGCCGACTCGGCCAGGCCGGAGACCATCAGCCACATGAAGCGGCACGGCTTCCCGAAGATCATGTCGGCCGTCAAAGGCCCGAAGTCGGTCGAGGAAGGCGTCGAGTGGCTCAAGTCCTACGACATCGTGGTGCACCCTCGCTGCCTGCACACGATCGACGAACTGACGCTGTACTCCTACAAGACCGACCCGATCACCGGCAAGGTGCTCCCGATCCTGGAGGACAAGAAAAACCACGTGATCGACGCGCTGCGCTACGCCTGCGAAGGCGTGCGGCGCGCGCAGCCTTCCAAACCCCACAACTTCACACCATTGCCAGTCATGCACAAATGGTGAGAGAATGTCGAAAAATGAGGACTCGCTATGGCCAGAATTTCCAGAGATCAGCAGCTTGCCAATCTGCACGCTGAGGCGCTGGCTGAATTCGACAACATTCAGTCGGCGCTGAGGGACGAGCGCCTGCAGTGCCTGCAGGACCGTCGCTTCTACAGCCTGGCAGGCAGCCAGTGGGAAGGCCCACTCTGGGACATCTACGAGAACAAGCCGAAGTTCGAGGTGAACAAGATTCACCTGGCCGTCATCCGGATCATCAACGAGTACCGCAACAACCGGATCACCGTTGACTTCGTGAGCAAGGACGGCGAGGCGCGCGACGACCTGGCCGACACCTTGGACGGTCTGTACCGTGCCGACGAGCAGGACAGCGTGGCCGACGAGGCCTACGACAACGCCTTCGAGGAAGCCGTCGGCGGCGGCTTCGGTGCCTGGCGTCTGCGCACGATCTACGAGGACGAGGAAGACCCCGAGGACGACCGCCAGCGCATCCGCATCGAGCCGATCTTCGACGCGGACTCGTCCGTGTTCTTCGACCTGGAGGCCAAGCGCCAGGACAAGGCCGACGCCAAGCGCTGCTTCGTGATCACGGCCATGACCCGCGACGCCTACAAGGCGACCTGGGGCGACGACCCGACAAGCTGGCCCAAGATCATCCACCAGTACGAGTTTGACTGGTGCACGCCTGACGTCGTCTATGTGGCCGAGTACTACCGCGTCGAGGAAAAGAACGAGACCGTGCGCATCTACCGCACGATCGCTGGCGACGAGGAACGCTACACCCAGGCCGACTTCGACAACGACGAGACCCTTGAGGAAACGCTGGAGGCCGTCGGCTCGGTCGAGGTCCGTCGCAAGAAGTACAAGACGCGGCGCGTCCACAAGTACATCATGTCGGGCGGCAAGATTCTGGAGGACGCTGGCTACATCGCAGGCAAGTGCATCCCGATCATCCCGGTCTACGGCAAGCGCTGGTTCGTCGACAACGTCGAGCGCTGCATGGGCCACGTGCGCCTGGCCAAGGATGCCCAGCGCCTGAAGAACATGCAGTTGTCCAAGCTCGGCGAGATCAGCGCGCTTTCCTCCGTCGAGAAGCCCATCCTCACGCCTGAGCAGGTCGCTGGCCACCAGGTCATGTGGGCAGAGGACAACCTCAAGGACTACCCGTACCTGCTGATCAACCCGATCACCGACCAGAACGGCAACCAGGCCGTCAGCGGCCCGGTGGCCTACACGCGCAGCCCGGCCATCCCTCCGGCGATGGCTGCCCTGCTGCAGGTGACCGAGCAGGACATGCAGGACATCCTCGGCAGCCCACAGCAGGCCGACAAGATGGTCAGCAACATCTCCGGCAAGGCCGTCGAGATGATCCAGCAGCGCCTGGACATGCAGACCTTCATCTACATGAGCAACTTCGCCAAGGGCATGAAGCGCTGCGGCGAGGTCTGGCTGTCGATGGCCAAGGACATCTACACCGAGGAACGGCGCAAGATGAAGGCCATCACGGCCAACAACGACGTGCAGTCGGTCGAACTGATGAAGCCGACCATCGACCAGGAGACTGGCGAGGTGGTGCTGCAGAACGACCTGACCGACGCCAAGTTCGACGTCAACGTCGAGGTCGGTCCGTCGTCCAGCAGCAAGCGCGCGGCCACCGTCCGTGCCCTGACAGGCATGCTGGCGATCAGCGACGACCCGGAGACCAAGCAGGTGCTTCAGGCGATGGCCATGATGAACATGGAGGGCGAGGGCATCAGCGACGTGCGCGACTTCTTCCGCAAGAAGTTGGTGCGCCTGGGCGTCGTCGAGCCGACCGAGGCAGAGGCCGAGGAACTGGCTGCGCTGCTGCAAGGCCAGCAAGACCCGAACGCCATCTTCCTGCAGGCTGCGGCCGAGGAGGCAATTGCCAAGGCGGCGCGTGCGCGTGCCGACACCGTCAAAACCGTGGCCGACGCAGAACTGTCGCGCGCGCGCACCGTCGAGACGCTGGCCAAGGTCGACATGGATTCTCAAGACCACGCGCTGAACCTGGCGCGTGAGATCGGTGGCGTGGTTGTGGATCAGGCTCAGCCTGCCACTGGCCCGGCACCGATGTGATTTATGCGGTATCCACCCAGCCGCTTCAGTGGGTGAGTTTGATGGGGTAGATGATGAGCAAAACGGCAGAAGCAGGAGATCAGATCGAAGTCGAAGACATCGAGGTCGTCGAGGACGATGAGCGTCAGACTGAGCAAGTGGGTGATGAGGACCAATCCATCACCGACCAGGACGACGGCGAATCGGACGGCGAGCAGACCAAGGATGAGGACGACGAGGTCGTGGTTTCCATCGGTGAGGAGTCGCCACCTCACGAAGAAGAGACTCGTGCGCCTGAATGGGTACGCGAGTTGCGTAAGCAGAACCGCGAGAAGGAACGTCGCATTCGAGAACTCGAAGCGCGGCTTCAGACCACCGCACAGACTGAGAACAAGCCGGTCGTGCTCGGAGCGAAGCCTAAGCTGGAGGATCACGACTACGACACCGAGAAGTTCGAGGCAGCCCTGGCTGATTGGTACGAGCGCAAGCGCGCAGCCGATCAGGAAGCCGAGAAGGCGCGTCAGGCCGAGCAGGCCCAGCGCGACGCTTGGCAGGCAAGGCTGGAGTCCTACGGCAAGGCGCGAGCCGAGTTGAAGGTCAAGGACTTCGAGGACGCTGAGTCCACGGCCCAGGAACTCCTGGACGTGACGCAGCAAGGCATCGTGGTGCAAGGCGCTGACAACCCGGCGCTGGTGATTTACGCACTCGGCAAGAACCCGAAGAAGGCGAAAGAGATCGCAGGCATCAAAGACCCCGTAAAGTTTGCCTTTGCGGTAGCGAAACTGGAGAAAGAATTGAAGGTGACGAACCGTAAGGCAGCCCCACCGCCTGAGCGCACAGTCCAGGGAACTGGTCGAGTGTCTGGGGCAGTGGACTCAACCCTTGAACGGCTGCGAGCCGAAGCTGAACGTACTGGCGACATGACGAAAGTCCTCGCCTACAAACGGCAGAAGCGCGCAGCGAAAGCCTAAACACCCTTGAAAGGAACACATCATGGCTAACGCATTTTCCAAAGAAGAACGCGTCGCGTTTGAAGACCTGCTCGAAGGCTTCCACGACGCACTGGTGCTCTCGCGCAACGTGGGCATCTACAACACCGACCAGACGATGATGGCTCGCACCAACGACGTCATCTGGCGTCCGATGCCCTACATCGCTCAGTCGATCTCGTCCACTCCTGGCACCCCCATCGGCGGCTACCAGGACATGACGCAGTTGTCTGTTCCGGCCACGATCGGCTTCAGCCGCACCGTGCCCTGGACCATGACCACGCTCGACCTGCGCGATGCCCTGCAAGAAGGCCGTCTGGGTGAAGCTGCCAAGCAGAAGCTGGCCAGCGACATCAACCTGGCCATCATGAACGCTGCTGCGAACCTCGGCTCGCTGGTGGTGGACATTGGCGCTGCTGCCGGTACCTATGACGACGTTGCCCTGTGCGACTCGATCATGAACGAGCAAGGCGTGGCCGATTACGACCGCTTCCTGGCCCTGTCCAGCCGTGACTACAACGGCCTGGCTGGCAACATCGCTGGTGCTGCGGCTGCTGCTACCCGTTCGTTCGGTGGCAACAAGTCCAACACCGCGTTCGAGCGTTCGTTCGTCGGCATGGTGGCTGGCTTCGAGACCTTCAAGTTCGACTACGCCAACCGCCTGACCGGCGCTGCTGGTGGTGCGACCTTGATCGACACCCAGGCTGCTGCCAACAACTACTACGTCCCTGCGGCCACCTCGACGGCTCCGTCCGGCGAGACCCAGAACGTGGACAACCGCTTCCAGACCATCACCGTCGACAACACCGTCGGCGTGGTCGCTGGCGACGCGTTCACGATCAGCGGCGTGGAAGCTGTGCACCACATCACCAAGCAAGGTACTGGCCAGCCCAAGACCTTCCGCGTGGTGCAAGTGGTCAACGGCACCGACCTGGTCATCACCCCGCCGATCATCTCGGCTCAGGGTGGTTCCGATGCCGAACTGCAGTACCAGAACTGCATCGTGACGCCTGCGGCTGCTGCTCCGTTCACCTGGCTGAACGTCAACACCGCTGCCGTCAACGTGTTCTGGCAGCGCGATGCTCTGGAACTCCTGCCCGGCCGCTACGCTGTCCCCACCGATGCTGGCACCGCAGTGATGCGCGCCACCACCGACCAGGGCATCGAAGTGGTGATGCAGAAGTTCTACGACATCGACTCGATGACGATCAAGTACCGTCTCGACACGCTGTTCGGCGTCGTGAACAAGCAGCCTGAGATGAGCGGCATCCTGCTGTTCAACCAGTAAGCTGAGTAGGACAATGGGGGGGCTTCGGTCCCCCCATCTACCAAGGAGAACACCATGCCACTGACCAAAGGCTACTCGAGCAAGACCATCGGCAAGAACATCTCCAAGGAGATGAAGGCTGGCATGCCTCAAAAGCAGGCCGTGGCCGTTGCCCTGAACGTCGCACGCAAGGCGGCCAAAGCTGCTGGCAAACCCAGCAAGGCACCGGGGAAGAAGGCCAAGAAATGAGCGCGTTGCCCTGCTCCATTTACCGCGCGCCAGGCTCCATTCGGCGTGCCCGTTACAGCTACGACACCATGCTGGCGACCACGCAGCAGCAACTGGACGCGCGCCTGGCATCTGGCTGGCATCTGACGCTGGAACAGGCTCTGGATGCAGCAGGGGAGAGCGCTTCGCGTCACCTGGCGAACCGCAAGGTCCGCACGCGCAAAGTCCGCGTGGCAGCTCCACCTGCAGAGCGTCGCGCGTCCTTCAAGCGAGCAGCGAACGCTGTGCAGATCGTCGCTGAGACGAAGCCTGTTGAGGCTCCGGTCGCAATCCCGGCCGACAGCGACGCACCGACACGCATCGAGTTGGTGGCAAAGGCCACTGAACTCGGCCTGAAGTTCAGCAAGCGCACCAGCGATGAGAAGTTGCTGGACCTGATCACCGAAGCATTGAGCAAGCAGGAGGCCT